ACCCCAGATTGCTGCATCGCCTGGTCGTGCTTCTCTTGGAGCTTCTTGTGTCGGCTGTGGCGCTTGAGGTTTGATTCGATCTTTGTTGACACCTTTTTTGCGGGTGGCGTACTTTTCGGCATCTGCGTATTCTTTTTCGGTGAACTTGTTTTTCTTGGTGAGGAAGCCTTCTTGGTGTTCGCCTTCCCTCGTGGACTTGATGTCTGACATTCCGAACTCGATGGCAAGTTGCTTTGTGGATTTGTCTGTAAATCTGGTTTTTGCGCTGACCAGGTTAGGAGCTTGCAAAAATACGACCATAACTTCTTCATGGCAACCTTTCATTGGGCATTTAGCCTGTTTTGATTCAAAATACCCATGTACTGCACAATGATAATCATTTATTACCGCCATTTCTATCCCCTTTCAAGCTGTTCGTCAAGTGTTGCTGTTAAATAATCATATTTAGGCGCAATACCAATTTTTAAAGAGATTTTGCCGTCAACCAATTGCAAAGTAGTCTTTTTCTGCATGACAGGCTTAGATTCCTTACGGTATTGCACAAATTTGCTGTTATCTCGGTTTTGCATGATGGCTACTTCACCATTAGTCCATTCTGTGTAGGCTTTGGACACTCTGCGCTGCACATACTCGGTCATAGGCTCTGTTTCATACAAAAAGACATCCTTGATGTGGCTTTTAGATACGCCAGCCAGTTCAGCAAAGAGTTCCATTGATATACCCCGCTCTTTGTCTTGCAAGAAGCGCTTAATAGCTTTACGCAGCACCGCTTTAGGCAAAGTAGGCATCATTGACCGTACACCCCTATTCGTTTGAGGTAATCCGATACATTGCGCCCAACGGTTAACTGCTCTGGGGTAAATTCATCCTGGGTGCGAGATACATTCTTAGTAATCTTTTGCGCTATTAGCCTAGGCTGGACTTGTTCTGCAAAGGCAGCGCAAGCTAAGGCAGCAGCAATTACCCGATCATCCTTATTGCGACCTGAAGCCTCAATCGAGCCACCATCACGCACAATGGTTTTCATTTCCTCAATGGTGTCCATGTCGTATATGTCCATCATGCCACGCTCAAAAAAGTCTTTCATATAAGTAAGCATCCGCTCTTTAGTAGCGCTTGTAGTGAGCCACCCAATAGAATTAGACATACCGCCAAGAGTATCGTTCCTGCGCCAAATGTAGTTTTGCATATTGGCGTACACATCCATCAGGTCTTTGCCTAATGCGCTACCCATTGCAGCAGCTTGTCTGCGTAAGTTCTTGAGTTCATTGATGACGGCTTGCCCTGGACCATTGATCTCAAGGTTCAAAGTAGAGTTTTTGTATGCGCCAGCTAGGTGGGCAATGATCCAAGCAAATTGGTAGGTATTGAGTTCTGAGGTAGCAAAGCAAGCGACTTGCTCTAAACCATCGGCATATACACGAAAGACCTGAATACAGAATCTATCAGCCCAATCAGAGCTACCATAAGCTGGGTCAGCACCAATAACATAATAAGCAGTATCAACAGGTTCTTCCCATACTTTGAGAGTAGCCAATCGTTCTGTGGACTTAATAACTTCCGTATCCTGGAAGTTAACCCCAAAGCTATAGCGGTAGTAATCGCAATGAATCTTTTTAAGTAGTTTGACGGCATCCGTACACCTCGCATTAGAAAAGAACGAAGTTCCCGTCATCACAAAAGCGTAGTCCTCGGTAGGCGGAAACTCCTGATACATCAGGCTTTCATCCTTTATACCCTCACTCATCTTCCAACGCCACCAGGCTAATTGACGGCTATTGATTTCAAAGTTGTAGAGCTTTTTAATATCCCGCACCCACTCCTTCTCCTCGCCTGTCATCCTGCCATCCCAGTACACTTTGTAGATCTGGGATTCTGGATCAGCCATGTATAGCTCATTGCGCCACCAGCCACAGAAAATGGCTCTCTGCGTTCTAGCCCGTTTAGCGGTCACATACATATCGTGAAACATATTGAAGCCACGAGCTGTAGATTCAAAGATGTACATACGGTCTGGGTTTGTTTCCGCCAAGGAAGCTAGTAGGGAAGCTAATCCTTCTTCATCTCCCCAAGAACTGGTTTCCGTTCCATGTAGGTATGTAATAGCCTTACCACGACCCAGACTTCCTTTAGCTCTAAGCCCAGCGACTTGATAAAACAGACGGCTGCGGTTCTTGAGGGAAAGCTGATTTCGGTTGTGAGCAATAAGCGGGATGCGGTACTCTTTGGGCAAACCATCCATATACATGGCAAGGGTTGATCGGAACATATCCCGATTTTCTTCCGTATCAGTTGTGAGTGTGCCTTGAAGCCCTGGATGGGTGAAGTGCCAGTAGAGATCAAGTGCGAGTGATATTGTAGTGATTCCAAGTTGCCGACCTTTCAAAATAACAAAGAAATGGACATCCTCCTCTAAGCCCTTGGCAAACTCCTCCATGACATAGGTTTGAGTACCCAAAAGATGGTCCATCTTGCGTAAGCCTTGCTCCTTGGTTTCAATCTTGAGCTGCTTACAAAAGTGGTAAAACTGATTTAAATTAAATTTACTCATTGATTACCCAGGGTAATGTTCCGTTGTGCCGTTTTAGCATCTCTGCGTTGCCAACTTCAAAATACTCTTTTTGAACCCCGCAAGTACCGCCAAGCCTAAAGTTGAAGGTATGTTGGTTTGTGCCAATAAAGTTTGGAAATAGTTGTTTAGCTGTTGCGTAGAACATACGATCTACTTGAGGGCTAGGGTTGTTTAAAACAATACTAATCTGTTTTAAAAGTTCTGTACGCATACCCCACATACACCAGTCAACAAAGCGGTGATTAGCTACATTCCATACATCGGAAGCCTCGCCCAGCGCTTCGCAATTATCGTCACAAACAAAATTGCCTTTCTCATCGTATATCTTGCGAAAAGAGTAAGCCCAGTCATACCCTGCCTCGATCTTCTCCATAATGGTTTGGACATGATTTTCCTTGTACCAATCGTCATCGTTGCAAAAGAAGGTGACATCCTCAGTAATCAGATGAGGCGCAGCAGATAGCCACCGTTGCCCAGCCCAGCCATCACCACCAATTTTGGCATCCCAATGGCAGACCTTAATGTCATGGTGAATCCGCTTGATTTCAGCAGAGAGGGAAAAGTTATTGTCCACTAACACATAATGAGTGCAAGGGTAGGTTTGAGCCTTAATACTGGCTATGCAATTACTTAGCTCCCAAGGGCGCTTGCCATTCGTGACCGTTACTACGGCTGCGGTTTTCAATTATGTTTCTCCAGGCGCTTGTGTTCAAAGTTGGGCAGATCCCAATAAGCCACCTTTAAACGGGCTGTATGGTTCTTAGCCAGGCTGATCAGACTGTCATAGGTCATTGGGCTGTACTTTTCCCGCCACTCGGCTGCCAAGGCTATTTTCTGCTTCTTGGTTCGGCAAGATAGCGCCCTCATCATTTCAGTCTTGTAGATCAGTCTTTCATGGTGCAAGCGTTCAATGTCTTGCATCCCCATCCTCTGGACCATCAAGCAAGGATTTAAGGTACTTGATTTCCGCCTCTGCCTTGAGCAAGAGCTTAGAGGATTCGCCATGTACCCGCATCAATTCGTGAAAGATTTGATCCTTGTCCATATTCCAAATACGCTGCATATACATCTTCTTGGCATCATCGTTAGCCTTCTCAATGTATTGCTCGACTGTTACTGTTGTTCCGTTCATTCCGTTCTCCATACTCGTACACCACTCCCTTCTCTGCGGGCAATAAACTTCATCCCTGTTAATTTGCTGACACGATAGTTGTTGTTGCAGACAATCTGAATCCTGCTCTCTGGCACAAGAAAGCTCTCACCCACATCCATCTGCTTGTATGGGTAAACATTGCGCTTTCTCTCAGGAGGGATTGGGATATTCTTTTCTATTGCTATACTCATCTCTACTACTCCTTTCATTAACTCTTATCATACACTAACATGATACACACATACAACGAATATCACCTAGGCGATCAACTCATTCATCTTCAATATTTGAGAAGGGTTTGCCAGGAAAACCCCCACTTAGAGTTTACGCACCATTGCAATGAGCAATACCACGCCCAGCTATTACCCTTGTGTGAGGATATGCCTATTGGCTTGCAGGGGTTAATTATTCCGCCTACTGCTATTAACTCCTGGATCGGCTATAAGAACTTCTTTTACAACCATCAAAAGCGTAGAGATTGGGTGGCTTTTCACCTTGACTGGTTCTCTTACCTCTCAGATCGCTTGGAAGTGACCAATCCAATAGCTGAGGCTGATGATTTGCTATTCGATTACCCTGCCCTGAACGCACCCACCAGGTATGAATTTGACTACTTACTGATCAATTCCCCGCCAGCATCTAACCAACTGCCCAGTTATACCCCCGAATACTGGCAAAAGAGGGTGTTAAATCTAACAAACGAGGGGATAAAAGTCGTCACAACCTACCCTACGGGGATGTGTCCATGCACTTTAGAGCATCATTTCACCGTCACAGACATAGGCGTTCTATCCAAGTATGTGCAGCACATTGAGGCGGTGGACACAGGACCACTCTGGACAACCTTTAATATTCACAATAAAAACAAAGTGTTAAGCCGAAAGATCTACGGCACAACCTCTGACACGATAGACCTCGCACCGAACACCGTCTGCTTTCAGACTTTGTAAAAACTGATTTTTTTTTCTGGGGGGACTCAGTTGGGGGTCACGCACTCTACTAGACCAAACCCGTTTTGCGTGGTCGTTTTGCGTTGTTGCGCTGCTGCTTGTTTATTGTGCTGCCCTGCCCTTGTTTTAACAGGCTATAGCTATCGTTTATTGACTGGTGACCCGTTTATAAAACCCCTTTACTGTGGAGCGCTAAATGTGGCTATCTACCCGCTATTACGCCAGGCGTACTCTATAGCTATATATCTATCCCCTATATTACTAATGATCTATCTACACTATATATATATAGATATCTATGATGTATAGACTATAGACTATAGATCTATAGTTTATAGATTATAGACTATTCCACAATGTGAGATAGTTAAAAAAAGATTAAAAAAGATGTTTACTTGTGCTTAGGTTATACCGTTATAATGATTACATAGTCTATATGACTATGTGATTAAAACCTAACTTAAGTGGAGCTATACATCATGCAAAATAAGATCTATGACCAAGTAACTAACCGTATTATTGAAGAATTAGAAAAGGGAGCATTGCCTTGGATCAAACCTTGGAAGGATATTCCAGGAGGTAATGAAGATAGAAATATCATCTCTCAAAAACCGTACCAAGGCGTAAACCGTCTCATTCTAGGTATGAGCGGGTTTTCAAATCCTGCCTGGGGATCATTCAAACAATGGCAGCAGCTAGGCGGTACGGTACGCAAGGGTGAAACAGGCACTCACATTGTTTTTTATTCCCCTATTCTAAAAGACGCTATCAATCCTGCCAGCGGGAATATTGAGACATCAAAGTACCATTGTCTTAAATCTTATGTCGTTTTTAACTTCTCACAAGTAGAGGGCATAAACCTTGTTGAGAGTGATCCTAAAGATCAACCAATATTTAACCCTATTCCTGCCCTGGAGGATAAAGTGATTAAAACAGGCGCAAGGGTTTCACATGGCGGTCACCAGGCGTATTACAAGCGGGATAGTGATTACATCGGCATGCCTGAAAAGGCAGCATTTAAAAACGAGGCACACTATTACGCCACTTTATTGCATGAATTAGTACACTGGAGCGGATCACCTAAGCGCTTAGATAGAGAAAAGGGTAAAAGGTTTGCCGATAGCGCTTATGCCTTTGAAGAATTGATAGCGGAATTAGGCGCTGCTTTTTTATGCCAGGATTTTAATATCCAGGGTGACTTGCGCCATGCTGACTATATCGGATCATGGCTAAAGTGTTTAAAAGCCGACAATAAAGCAATTTTTAACGCTGCAGCACTAGCGCAAAAAGCAGCCGATTACATCAATAATATTGATGTGATCACTAACCAAAATGCAGCATAAATAGGGGTTAAAAATGGAAAATACTTATCAAATTCAAAGTGATGTAACGAAAAACGGTGATCAATATTGGTTTATTTGGGATTACCAAAACAATGATTTTGTGCCTAGTGAATTTCAAAGTTTTGATAGTTTTGAGTTAGCACAAGCATTTTTGGATCAATTACAAGCTGCATAGTTGTTTCTTATAGATCCTTGTTTATCAGGGATCTATAGGATTGCAATTAAGCAATCATTACCTAAACTGGAGGATCTATGGATCAAGTAAGAAAAGATATAAAACTATCAACTGGTAGAGTAGTTAAGCACTCAAGAATGGATAATGGCGCTCAACTTGCAACACCAACACCAGGCAATTATGAAATGACTAATAGCGAATGGTTAGAATATTGCAGCATTATTAACCTAAAAATTGAGATTGCAGCATGAGCGCTAAGCAAAAATATAGCGCTTACTGTTACTGGAGCGCTAAGCAGGGAATTAAGGCGCTTAGTTTTAATGCCTGGCAATCTACAGTTAAACAAGGGAGGATCTTTTAATGTTTCCAAAATGTGGCTTTTTATTTGATATTGGCTTATTCCTGGCATTGTTTTATATTGCCCTGGTAATCGGCAATGCTTTATACCATTTTGCAAGGGTTTTAATAGGGTTATAAGCGCTTTTAGCGCTTACTTGATAGGGCAGCTTATGGCTGCTCTTTTTTTTGCCTTGTAGATCGTTTAAAACGGTTTTAAAAAAAACGATTGTGTAAGAGCTTTTTTGCCAGGGTTTGGCGGTTTAGTTTTGGCTGCTGCTGGTGACTTGTCAAAATCTGAAAAGTGAAATAGTAAAGTTATCCATCCCACAGGCGTGTGCAAGGCAATTAAAAGAATTGGAGCTTTTTTGGCAGAGCTGCCAGGGCGCTAGGACTAATTCTGGCTAAGATTGTCAAGAGGTCGGCAGTTGGAAACCCCATTGACCCCAAGACCCCATGCCTAAATTTTAAGCATTGGTCGTAAGTTATACGATAGTAACCTAATAGATATAGAGATAGAATAGATATAGAAACCAAATATACTACGAAGAATAGATACTACGAAGTATATAAGTCGTATAGATAATAGACTATATATATATTATAGACTATGCAAACTTGTTCAAGAGTTATCCACAAGTTATCCACAGACTTATCCACAGGCATACCTTGTACTGGAGGGGTGCTAAGTGTAGTGGATTAACAACGATGATAAAATTATTTGCATGAAATAAAATAATCGTGTAGAGTTGTTAATGTAGTAATCATTCAAGACCTAACTATGAGAAGGAGTACCAGTATGGAATCACAATATTTTTGTGTTGATTGCCGTAACTTTCAAGCTGACGATGCCACTTGTTCTAGGACAGCAAGATTAGACCTAGTACATGGCACTACCCGCTTTACATTATGTTCCGTTGAGAGGGCATATAACACCCCAGACGGCTGCGGTGAGATTGGTCAATACTTTGTTTCACTTAATCATGAGCGCTTTGCCGATGAGGTGCTTGATGATCTTTCCACAATTCCATTCGGCAAATAACCTAACTAGGAGTATATGATGAATAAAGTACCAGACTTTCCAGTAAAGCGTAAGCCTGGCAGACCTAAAAAGGATGTGCAAGTCAATGAGATTGACAAGCTAAAGAATTTAATAGGTAGGCAAGATGACATGATTGAACAGTTATCAGATGAAATAAAGCGCCTTGAGAAGTTGTGCGAGGGATACGATGAAGATATTGGCTTGCTAGAAGGCAAGGTCGAAAACTATCGAGAGATCCTTAAAACATTATTGGAGATCACAGAATGAACGATCAAGCCGATTTTGCACCAGAGGTGCGAAGGTCAGCTATCTGGTCAGGTGACAGCCGTAAGGTTGCTAATGGCAAGATGGTTGATGTCATCCTAGAAAAGCAAGGCAAGAAGGAGCTGCCAGACTTATCAGGCGTTGAGGCAGTACAAATGGGTCATGTCATGCAACCAGTCATTGGCAGACTATTTCAAGACAAACATCAAATGGAGCTAAAAGATGCTGACTATTCTATTACTCACCCTAAGCATGATTGGTTTCGCAGCCACTTTGATTTTATTAGCGCTGATGGCTTATCTCTTGTAGAGGCTAAAAACTACAATGTTGCCCACAGAAATAAGTTTGATCCTGATAGTAACCGTATTCCTGATGCGGACTATGCCCAGTTGGTGCATGAGGCTGCTTGTCATGGCATACAAAAGATCTATCTTGCCGTTCTATTTGGTGGTCAAGAGTTCCAGACTTTCGAGTTTGATATTAGCGAGGTTGAGAAGGATGATCTTATTAAAAAGATGGCAGAAGTTTGGGGTTATTGCCAGGCTGATACTTTGCCTGATGCAGAAACGATTGATCAAACTAAGATTATCTATCCTCAAAGCTCTGATAAGACCATTACAGCTACAAGGCAAGTTGAGCTTGCTATCTCTCAGCTTAAAGATATTAAGGGTCAAATTAAACATCTTGAGGCTGCTGAGGAAGCTATAGAGGTGCAAGTGCGTAATCTCATGGGTGAATGTCAAGAGATTAGAGCAGTTGACGGCACTACTTTAGTTTCCTGGAAGTCAGCCAAGAGCAGTAATCGTTTTAGCGCTGATCTATTTAAACAGGCTATGCCAGACATTTATGAGAAGTTTATTGTCGAGCAGCCAGGCTCTCGGAGGTTTTTAGTTAAATGAACATAGAGATCGGAGTGCTTACTTATAACATTTTGCTTGTAATCATTATGTCTTTATGCGCTTATTTCATTAGCCCTTGGTGTTTTTTATTGGTCATACCTTTTCATGCTTACAGGAAGGATACGAAATGAATCACATTGACTTAGCAATTTGGGTAATGGCTGCCAGCGCAGTCATTGATACGGTTCTAACATTAGCGGAGATGATCCATGTCTAACATAGTCAGTTTTACCGAGATGGATCAAATGGCGGGAGCTATTGCAGCTTCAGGCTTATTTGGTATGAAGGACAAAAACAGCGTGTTAGCTCTCATGGCAGTAGCTCAGGCAGAAGGTTTGCACCCTGCTACGGCTGCCAGGGACTTTCACATTATCCAAGGCAGACCAGCGTTAAAAGCAGATGCCATGTTAGCCAGGTTTCAAAATGCTGGCGGTAAAGTAGATTGGAAGGATTACACCGATGAGAAGGTTACAGGCGTATTTAGTCACCCCAACGGAGGCAGTCTTGCCGTCACCTGGACTATCGAACAGGCAAACAAGATTGGACTGGTCAAACCAGGCTCAGGCTGGCAAAAGTTTCCAAGAGCGATGCTACGAAGCAGATGTATTTCAGAAGGCATACGAAGCGTGTTTCCTGGATCGGTTACAGGGTTCTACTCACCTGAAGAAGTGGCAGACTTTGAACAGCCAAAAGAAATGGGTAAGGTGCAAGTTGTTTCCCCAGTTGTAACCGTTAATGCGGGTACTGAGGCAATCACTATAGAGAACATTAAAAGTGATCTAGGGATACCGATGTACATTCCTGGCAACGATGAGCCTTACGCTACTTATTTAAACCGAGATGACTGGATTGATGGCTTTGCAGAGCTTCATGCCAAGATCCACGAATCTAAGAAGTACAACGATGAGGAGCGCTACGCCAAGATCAACGCATTAAGGGATTGCAATGCAGCCTATACAAAAACTTTTGACGGCAATACAACAGCAAAATTTCTCTCAGCTATCCAAACCTACAGAAAGGAAATTATCAATGGCTAACGGACATATCGCCCAGATGGGCAAGGGGGTGTTATTTCAAAACACCGACAGAAAGCATGAAAAAGCACCAGATTGGAAAGGTACGCTCTTGCTCTCTGAAGATTACAAGGCAGGGCAAACACTCAAGATTGCTGGCTGGACTAAGAACACCCCAAAAGGGCAGTTGATTAGTTTATCTGAAGATACTTGGAAACCAAACAACGATACTCAATATCCAAAGGAGGTTAATCATGTTAAAGATAGCGATGTGCCTTTTTAGTATGTTTATTTTGATTGGATCAGCACAGGCGGTGATTAAATGTGAACCAGACGGCAGAGGTGGTTTATGCTGTTGGGATACTTACACCGATGGTGTTTTTAAACCAATTAGTTGTTGACTTTATGGGGTTTATTGACACTATTCAGCTCAAGTACTCGCAGACGAAAGACTAAAAAGACCTTAAACCCCGCCCAATGCTTGTTTTAACACTTCCGTTCCCTCCCTCAATGAATACCTATTGGCGTAACTTTAGGGGGAGAACAGTCCTTTCACCAAAGGGCAGGGAGTTTAAAACAGCGGTAGCCGATTATGTTGTTGAGTACAGAGTGCCTAAACTAGGAGATAGTAAATTGCGTATTTCGATGGTGCTGTTTCCCAGGGATAAGCGAAAGATTGACATTGATAATCGGATCAAATGTGTATTAGATGCTTTGCAAGATGCTGGTGTTTTTAATGATGACTTTCAGGTGGATGAGTTAACGATTGTGCGAGGAAAGACCATTAAAGGCGGTGGCATTAGAGTTTTGATTGAAGAAATCCACTCCGATAGCTCAGAATCGAGTCCTCCACTAAAGGACAGTTAGGTAAGGTGCGCCAGCCATCTCTTTGGGCAAGCTGGCACTAACGGGGATATTCATAATGCAATTAGAAAAAGGCATGAATCGTTATCAAGATTGGCAAATTAAGCAAGATTTAGCTAATCAAGAATTAACGAGGCAGATGCTTGAAAACTGGTTAAAGGTTGATGTTGTTCCTCAAGACGAGATGAGTATTTGGGATTGGGAGTTCAAAATCAGCAATTACTTGTTAGGTCTTGGCGAATATCGCAGAAGATTTAACGCTTTTGATACTTATGGCGACTTTCAATTTACAAAGAAAAAGTTTTACGCCATGAAAGAAAAAGCAAAAACAGAGGGTGTACCAGCCTTTATGTTTGTGCAATTTGATGATCAGTTTTTGTATTTCACGATTGACGGAGAACCTCAAACTCAAATTATGCGTAGAAACCACGAAATCAGAAAAGAGGAATGTGTTTGCATACCTAAATACTGGTTTAAAAATTTAGATAAGTTAGATAAAGAATTGATTTTTTAAGGAAAAAATGATGGATAACAGCAAAATCAAATTATTTGTAGCCACACCGATGTATGGAGGAATGTGCGCTGGTTTTTATATGCAGTCGGTTATGCAGATGCAAAACATCTTTAGCAGCCAGGGCATTGAAACGCAATACAGCTTTATGTTTAATGAGAGCTTGATTACTAGAGCTAGAAATGCGCTGACCAACACTTTTTTAAAAACAGACTGTACTCACCTAATGTTTATTGATGCGGACATTAAGTTTGATCCGACACACATCTTAGCAATGCTTGAGGTTGACAAAGAAATTATTTGCGGTATTTACCCTAAAAAAGAAATTAACTGGGATACGGTAAGACAAGCGATGGATGCGGGTGTGCCTAATGATCGTTTAAAGAACCATACAGGCTCTTTTGTAGTTAACCTGGTGGATTACCAGGGTGAGGTGACTGTGCCTGTTAATCAGCCTGTAGAGATCTTTAATGGCGGTACTGGATTTATGCTAATCAAGAGAGAAGTATTTGAGCAGTTAGCCGATAAAGTGCCTTCTTACAGCAATGATGTAGGTGATCTATCTGGTCAAATGAAGCAAGCAGAGAAAATTTACGAATACTTTGCTACATCAATAGAACCTGAAACCAACCGTTTGTTATCTGAGGATTACCATTTTTGCCGTATTTGGCGTTTAGCGGGTGGCAAGGTTTATGCAGCTCCCTGGGCGCAATTAGCTCATGTGGGTACTTATGCCTTTGAAGGGCAGTTAGTAGGTGCGCCATGAAATACAAAATCGGCAATTTACAGATCGAAATGACTGATCGGCACACCTTACCCTACTACCAGCAGCAACATAAGCTCTATGACCGCTTTTTACCCCATCTAGCCAAGTCTTTGACTGGTGACATCATTGATGTGGGGGCTAATGTAGGCTCATTGATGGCAGCAATGGCGCAAGCTAATCCGCAATTAGAGTTTTTCTGTGCAGAGCCTCAAGAGCATTTCTTTGCTGCGCTGCAACAAAACAAAAAACTTGTGGAGGAAGAACTCCAAACCAAAGTGCGATTGATGAAAAATACGATTGGCACAGTCGGTGTTTCGCTAAATGCGGTAATTGAGGAATTTGACTATAAGCCTGATTTGATCAAAGTTGATGTAGATGGTATGGACTATGATGTGCTGAATTCTTACAAGTTTGAGCAGCAGCCCATGATTTATTTTGAGGCTGATTACCAGAACGAAACACAGCTAGAGTTGTACAAGAAGTTGATCTACGACCTTACTATGAAGGGTTATAGCAAATTCTTTTTGTTTGACAACTTTGGCGCATACATGGGAGCGGTAGAGCAAGACCAGACTGATCACATAGATTACTTGTTTGATTACATCTGGACACTCAAACAAAAGCGCAGCACTATGACGATCTATTACATGGACATCTTAGCGGTGACACCCAAGGATGCGCTAAGAGCTAGTACATCAGTAAATGATTATTTAGAGCTTAATTCTTAACCAGATACGCTCATGCAACCAGTACAAGGCAATCTTGGAAAACAGTTCCACAAAAGCAATGGTGACTGCAAGATTGACTTGTCCTGTAATGATCCAAGAAAGCACAAAGGTATCAAGGCTGCCTGTAATGCGCCAGGTTACAGCTTTGAGCAGCGACTTGTAATGGCTATCTTCTGCCACGCTTTTTGGCTGTTCTCTTGGATTTGCGAAATGCTGATGCTGTTGGAGCGCCTTTTGAGCCAGGCTTTCTCATTTTTTCGCCTGAACCCTTGCGGATACGCTCTCTCTTTTTATGGATATTGGCATAAAGTCCTGGTTTCATCTGCACCCCCATCTTCTTCTGGCAGCCTTGCCTCTTTCACCTTTCCAATTCTTGGATCTAGCACAAAATGATTTATGTCTTGGTCCTGATTTCGTTGGTGCTTTTAGCTTGCTTCCTGTTGCTCGGTTGTATTTCTTTCTTCCTTTTGCTGTTAATCCACCGCATTGACTTACTGACAGCTTTTCGCCACGACCTACGGAAAGATTAGTTTTACTTGACATTTAAGTATTTCCTTATCTCATCTAGCAGTTGTAATTGTGATTGCGTATAAGCATCTTTAGAGTTTTCCCATTGATTAAATGTATAACCTCTAAAGTATCCTGGCATACCACTAGCTTGTAACCATTCTTCATAAGGTCTTGATTCTTTATATTCTGGGTGCTGCTGATAGTAAGCGTATTGCTCTTGCAATCTTTGTTGTTGTTCAGGGGTAAAAGACTGTTGAAATTGCTGATACCTCTGAGCCAAAAATGGATCTTTTTCAACACCGTAATGGCTTACATAATCAGCCAAAATATCTAAAGGTCTTGTTCTTGGATCAAAAACTTCAACTCCAACCTTGCCCATAGGTATTTCTTTTGGTCTTGGATATTCAGGTGATCCTGTTTCTTCTGGGCTATAGAACTCTAAAAACCCTCTGCTTTGTGCAGGAGAGTATTTAAAAGCAATGTCTTTGTCAGCAAGGTAAGGGTATTCTGTCTTTGCTTTTTCAAAGATCATAGAACCCATTACATCATTGTTAGACACTTCATCAGGCATAAGGTCTTGTTCCCGCTTTATCAATAATTAGCGCTTGCTGGCGAGGTTTATCTTCTGGGTGGTTAGGCACAGAAATATGTGTCCAGCGATCAAACTCACGAATGATCTGATCGTAGCCAGATGCCATGATTGCTTTAACCACTTCGTCTGGTGTCATTCCAGGGATTCTGAGGTCAGCAGCACACCCTATACGGTGCTGGCTAGTGTCTTTAGATCCGACTGCATCATTGACTTGCTTGCAGCGGAAGGCTGAATTGATCATGACGGGCTTATTACCCAGAACAGTTTTTACTTGCTCCAAAAAAGATGCTAGGCGAGTTAAGTTGGCAATCTCATCGGCATTAGGAGTGTTATCAAACTCCCGATGATCGGTATGAGTTAGTTCTTCAAGACTAAAGTGTTCACTTAGTTGTGTCATCGTCTGATCCTATTTTAATGCCTGTAATTAAGCCAATAAAGCCACCCACAATGGTTTGAAATGCTGGTCCTATGATTTGAAACACTTTATCAGTATCAAAATTAGGATCAATAACAGCATAACCAAACATCAGTAACATAGAAACAACAATAGCTACCAATGACCAGGCAGCAATAATCATAATATGGTCTTTAGGATTCATTTTTTCTGTTTTTCATGTCAATAATTTTTTCTAATGTCCTTCCGCCAAAATAGAAAGACATAATCAACATACCCCATTGTCCAAGCAGCTCTACATAGGATTTGTTGGTTTCAATGTTAAACGCAGAAAGCATTGCAAAAGTGAAGTAGCCCGTTAGAATGGCAATTAAGGTCATCGGTCTAATATTTTTGGAAAGCCAACTATCAGATGCCATATCCGCTTCAGCTCTCTTGGTCAGCTCTTGAGATTCTGCGGTATCCGCTTGTAATTCTGCCAATCTGCCTTGTTGTTGCAGCTCTACTAATTTGGCTTGTGCTTCAGCTTTTGCGGTGGGATCAGGAATAACCTTATCTAGTATCTTCATCCCTACGCCAATGATGTCATCAATACCAAACATTATTTTCTCCTAAAACTGTTTATAACCCCAAGTAAGGTAGTAAGAGATGATTGCAGCCAGCGCAACGCACATCCACATAACTCTACGCACTTCTTTAACATCATGTTGATATTCTTCATTGTTTTTCCGTTCAATGTTCTCAATATCTAGTTTAATTTTCAAGACTGCTTCCCACTCTTTAGCGCCATACTTTCTAACAAAATCAATCTTTAACTTTGCTTCTTCGTCACTTATTTGTTTCTTGCGTTTCCACTCGTCAAGCGCTTTAATCAGCGCTCTTTCTTTCTTTAATTCTGCTTCTCGTCTTGCTCTAATACGGGCTTGAGCTTGTTTTTGGGCTACATCAAAAACTTCATTTTGTGCATCTTCAATCGAACTTCCGATAATCTTGCCAGCTTCTTTACCGCTTTTTACTCCTTCGCTTATCCCCTTTGCACCCGCTAGAAATCCGAATTCATCAAGCACAATATCCTCATAAGCTAGGTTCTATCCCCTATAGACCTTCTCCAGGTGTGAAATAGCACTCGGATGCAGCTTCACCAATAAACGCCACATAAGTATTGGCACTAGAAAACTGTTGTGGAATAGTAAAGGTTTTAATTGTTCCTGGCACAGACACTAAGCAATACTGAGGTGTTCCGTTAGTAGGAGCAGTCACAGTAATTGATGCGTTAGAGCTAACTACAAAATAAACAGGCTGACCACCAGAACCAGTAGGCTGATGATTAGCAACTAAAAGCTGATTGCAAGGGCTGTCAGCCGTAATGACTACAGTTTGGCTGCTAGTAGTCGCATTGGCTTTGTAAGTCTTGCCTTGCGCTTGGAAAGCAATATTATTTGCCATTAGAAAATGTCCTTTTTCCCTGCATTGCCTGGCTTTGATGTAGGTGAAAGTTTGGTTTGCGAACCGTTACCAAAATCCCATACAGCAACATAACCAGAAGGCATTTTGCCTCTCATGCTGTTGATGCCATCCATAGAACCATCTCTTGGTAATGGTGGGCGCACAGCAGTTGAAGTTTGCTGGTTTTTAGTTTGATCCCGCTTGTGTGGCTTGCTACCACTACTCTCAGGAGTTTTCGGCTTGAGGCTCATTTTTAATCCTTTCTTTGACATTGACTATAAGGTAACAAAATACTACAAATATGGCTAGTGTTGTTACTCTTTCCCACATGGGATTCCACATTGTCCACCCACACATGATGCTTGATGCCACTAGCGCCAAAATCGTAATCAAACGGTCTGAGATGATTTTTAATGCTAGGCGAATAAGTGCTACTGCTTCCATAATTGATCCCCAATGAAGTTAAACAAAACACAGTTTAACCTTCTTCATCATCTGTTGCAATAAATCCACTACCCCATTCATCATCACTAATCTTCTGCTTGAGCTTTTCAATGTTGACCATGCGATCAATGACTTTGCACTTATCGGTCAAGGAAGCCTGATCGTCAGCCATCACTTGGCGCAACAATAGCGCTACAGCATCTTCCAGGTCAGGGTTTAATCCCTTGGCTTTCTTAGTCATTGCCTACTACTCCAGCAGCAGTTGTTAAAGCGTTTTTAATAATAAAACGGGCTGTTTGTGCAATAGCACTTGGTTCTAATGTCATCTGAACTACTTGCAAGCGCTTGGTTACTTCAGCAGATTTCTCTGGGCTAATCAATCCTGTGTTCTCTAGTGCTGGCTTGATGGTTCTTTCCCAGGAATCATTGATTGTTTTGGGATCAGAGCGAGATAAAGTAATGTCAAGGGCATCTTCAAATGATTTTCGTATTGCGGGATCAGAGTTAATGATTGGAGCTACTTGCTGCAATTTGACAGTTTCACCTTTACTAATAAGGTTTTCCATCTCTTTTACAGGATCTCCAGTTAAGCCTAATGACTTGAGTTTTGCACCGCCAGTAAGGTCTTTTGCTTGTTTTTCAGCAAACTTCATGCTTTCAGCAGCAGACTTCTTGCCAGCCTTGATCTCTGCTTCAGCAGCTTTTTCTGCTTCGGTTTTGATTCTGCCAGCCTCTTTTTCAGCAGCACCAGGTAATCCCTTGATCTCAGTTTTCAACGCTTTAGACAAGTCAGCAGTCTTAGGACCTACACTTTCAGCCCTTCTCAATGCGTTGACATGACCTTCAACCCTGCCTTTAAGAGCTGGAAACAAATCTAGCCATTCTTTGTTGTCATACAAATACTTTTCGGCTGCTTTAGCGTTTTGATCTTTTAATGTCCTAGCAACATAGTCCGATGCTTGTTTTTCAACAAAAGCTGAATCACCAGTTAATTTGACAAGATCTTCAACCTTTTTACGGGTTTTAAAGAACTCACCTGGCAAACCAGACGGATCATAAGTAAAGTATTCTGGATTGATCAAGTCTTTTTTGATGATCTTTTTGCCAGACGGAATACGCAAAGCATCCAAAACATCTTTGCCTTCTGCATAAGTCTTTAAAAGGTTGTCAAAAGGACCATCTTTGCCACCAGCGTACTCAACTTGGATTTCACGAATCTTTTTGTACAGATCCATTGCTTGCTGCTTTTGTAATCCTTTAAATCCTTCGACTTCTTTACCAGAAAAGACTTCTCCTAATCTTCTTCTGACATGATCTAGCGCTTCAAATGAGCTTGGCAGCTTACGATAAACAGGCTGTCCAGCTTCGTTAATACCCTCAAAAATCTTTTGCTCATTGATGGCATCGCTAATAGTCTGGTAAGAGTTTTTAAGGGTAGGTTCGCTTACCTCAGCAAACTTGAGCGCCTCGCCTTCTTTTCCTAAACCTAATTTTCTGTTTAAAAAAGATTGAAGATCGGCAAATGCTTTGGTTGAGCTAACACCTACACCCTGAGATTCCTTGCCTTTTACAAGCGTATTAACAGAAGTCTTAGCGGTGTTGTAAGCCTGGTTTAACGCAGCTTGTTCTTCGCTGACAACTTGAGATACCCTTTGTTGCAAATTGCCACCAGCAGTAGATAGGGGAACATTAGGATTGCCAATAGCAGATAGAGTTTGCTGCGGTGCAAGAGTAGCTTTCTCGCCAGCAGCCTTAGCTCTTTGTGCAATACCAAGTTTTTTCTGGGCATCAGCAACAGATTGATCAATAACGGCTTTAGCCTGGGCATCTGCATCGTTGATGATCTTTTGCGCTCTATCTTTGCTTGTACCAAGTGCAGCCTCAGCCTTTTTTCTGCCCTCAGCCATAATTGCATCTGCTTTTTGCTGTGCAGTAGATAAATTGGCAGTAATAGAATCTTGTGTTTTTTGATCTGCTGTCTTTAAAGCATTAAACACTTCTCTGTAAGTGTCGGTGTCTGTTTTGGACACCCGTAAACGCTCAGAGTTTAATAATTGATTGACTGGAAACTTATTTCTAAAGTTAGCCAGTTCTCTAGTAGCTGCTTCAACTAAATCGGTTTCGCCACCAGCAAATTTCTTGGCTGCGCTCCATAAATCCTTGATTAAAGGGAAACCTTTGATAACTCCAGCAGTAGTAGTAAATGCGCCTGGTCCTAAAAATCCACCAACGGTTTCAGCAACATCTTTGCGGGTAATTTGAGCGCCTGGTATGTCAGCAACAACCTTTTCACCACCTGGCACAACTTTGCCAGCAAGTTCAGCACCAGCACCAGAAATCAATCCAGCTCCAGCTCCAGCTAATCGTTGACCTCTGGCTAATTGACCACCAGCTAGTAAAAATGGAGATACCGCTTGTCCGCCAGGGATCATTGGAGCAACCATACCA